GTGTACCACGAGCCGATGCCCCCCGACCGCGTCCGTGCCCGGCGGCTGCAGATCGGGGTGCAGATACGCGCTGCCAGGGAGCACGCGGGCCTGACCCAGGAGGCGGTCTCGCTCAGGTCCGGCATCCGCATCACGACGGTCAGCGACATCGAGCAGGGCCACCGCGCGGCGCAACTCGACACCTTGATCCGCATCGCGGATGCGATCGGCGTCCCGCTCGAGGACCTGGTACGGCAGACGGATCAGCCGTAGGTGGCCCCTGCCTCGCGCGCGGCAGGGGCCACCGGTCTCCGCTCGGTTTGGGGGGACCGGGCGGAGGTCTCAGCGCTAGCGCCGGGCCTCAGCCAGGCGCTTTGCGCGGGTCTCCTGCAGCCAGATGAGATCGGCGAGGACGGGATCCTGCTCCGGCGGCGGATTCTTGGGCTCGTCGCGCTCGCTCATCGCCGGGCCTGCCGCCATGCGCGGCCGAGTTCTACGGCCGTGACGCAGGCACCGCCGGCGCGGCAGGTAGCGCACTGCGCTGTATGCCCTATCCATGCGCGGTACGAGGCGCGGCTGCTGAGCGCTGCTCGGAGGGCGGCCGGGTCGACCAGGAGGCCGCTGCCGTCCGGGGGGCGGACCCAGTGGACGCCCGGGGGCTCGGTTGACTGGGGCGCGGGGACGGCGAGCCAGCAGGCCAGGCCAAGGAGTTCGGTACGTGGGCAGTCCCACGTCGTGGCGGCGCTTACCGGGACGAGGAAGTAGACGACGCGGCCGCCGGGGTCGTGGATGACCGGGCCGTTCACGTCGGCGGCCGCGGCCAGGCCATCGTGCTCATCGACTTTGACGGCGCACCAGCTGATCCCGAGCGGGAGTAAGACGAGTCCGACGGACCGCATCCAGCGGTCTGCGTGGGCGCGGTCCGGGTCAGCCCTGGCGAGCCAGGCCGCTGCCGCGTCAGTCGTTGCTGGCATGAGAGATCCCCTCACACTGTGGATGTGTAAGGGGATCATTGCTCACGGTTAGGTGGGCTGCGCCCACAGTTTGTGGGGATGATTTTTCCCCGAACCGCTTGACAATCTGTCAGACACCAGCCCAGCGGGCGAGTCCAGCAAGCGAGTCGTCTGCGTGCCGGTCCAGCCGTACGAGCGCGGCCGCGGTCGTACGCGTCGTCGGGTGGAACCGGGTGTGCACTGGGCTGATGCCCCGTGCCACGGACAGGTCCGCGAACGCCCCTTGCCGGTCGCCCTCGGCCAGGCGCGCGGCCGCGACGTCGATGTGGTGGTGGGACGCCCGCTCCTTCGCGATCCCCTGCGGGAGCTCCCACTCCGTCCGGTCCTGCTCGCTGCCCCACTCCCGCAGTTTCGCCACCGCCTGCTGCGTATCCCCGGCGTCGATCATCGCGGCGACCTCGTGGATGCGGACGTTCGTCGGGCCGAACGACATCTCGTAGTGCGTGGTGTCCACCCGCAGGATGCCGGCGGCCGCGCGAGCCTCGGCCAGCCGCTGCGCCGCCTGCTCCGGGCGCCCGTCCCGGGCCTCCAAGATCGCCAGCTTGAGCAGCACCGCCCCCTGGACGGCGAGCTGCGCCTCGCTCAGAGATGCCTCGGGGGCGAGGCGCTCCACCTCCTGCTCCAGGCCCTCAAGGAGGCGGCGGGCCGACCCGTACGCGCCCATGCGGATCATCGCGCCGGAACGCAGGTACGCGGCGGTGACCTGCATCAGCGGATCACCTGACCGGTCCGCCGCCCAGTGCACCCGCTCCACCGCCGTCAGCGACAGGTCGTGATACCCCAGCTTGTGCGCCAGGCTGTTCGTCGCCCGGTAGCCACGAGCCAGCCACCAGTAAGCGAGCTGCTGCTCCTCACCGCGGGCGGTGAGCGCGACGTGCGTGAGCTCGGAGAGGAGCCCGGGGAGCAGCGGGCCCATGCTGACGTACTGGCCGTCCTGCCGCATCTGCGTGACGTGGTCCATCTCGGCGGCGAGGACGGCGAGCGGACGCGGCGCGGTGACCAGGTCGTCGGGGTTGTCGTAGGTGAGGAGGATGCGGCGGAGTTCGGGGATGACGGCCTGGACCTGGTCCTCGGTCTCGGCGCCGTTGATGAAGGGCTGCCCGGTGAGCCGGTCCGGGCCGACGGCGAGCGCCTTCGCGATGCGGGCGAGGAGACCGGGCTGCGGGTTGCGGTCGCCGGACTCGATCTTCTCGAGCAGGCTCGTAGAGATCGTGACTCGGTCGGCCAGCTGGCGGACGGTGAGCTGCCGTATCTTGCGCACCTCGCGGATGCGCTGGCCGACGTGGTGTGTGGTCATGTCCTGCCCCCTGTACGTCTGTCCGGGCTGCCAGCGTACGAGAGCAGCCTGGCGTCGTGGCGTCTCGTACGTAAACTCTGCTGCCCCGGAACGCACGAATGCCCCCTCCGCCCGGAGGCGGAGGGGGTGAGTTCATGGGTACTGGCGGCGGCTGGGATCCAGTGCGAGGGCGAGCGGCCCGGGCGTACCCATCGGGTCGGGCGACGGCGGGGGCGCACTGGTCCGCCGGCAGACCAGGGCATCAGGATCGGACGGCGGGGGCTGCAGGCTGTACCCGGCCGGGCAGGTCTGACCATCACGACCAGGAGCACCGTCACGGCCGTCGCTGCCGTCCTTCCCGTCCTGGCCCACGCCGGGCGGACCAGCGGGACCAGCGGGACCAGGCGGCCCGGGCACCACCGAGTCGGCGCCCGGGCGCCCGGGCGCACCTGGTGTACCGGCCGCACCGGACGGGCCCGGGACCGGCGTCGCCGGCGCCCCGTCCCGCCCTGCCTCTCCGGACGGCCCCCGCTCACCCCGCGTCCCGGCCGGCCCCGGCGGACCAGGGATCGGCACAGGGACCTCGGCCCGGGCGGGCAGGTCGTCAATCTGCTGGGCGGGGTCTGGCGCTTGCGGTGTCCCGCCCCGCGCGGTGATCTGCGCCCGCAGCGTACGGACGTCCCCCGCCAGGGTGCTGACCGCATCGCCCCGCCGGTCCGCCTCCAGCGCGAGCTCGGTCGCCCGGCCCTCGGCCCGCTCGATCTGCAGGAAAGCGACGGCCAGGCCTCCGCCGAGCGCCAGGAGCGCGGCCGTGATCCAGAGCAGGTACCGCCGCCGGTAGAGGATCCGCTGCGTACGCGTCACGGCACCCCTCCCAGATCGGTGACCAGCAGCCGAAGCCGCGCGTTCTCCGCCTGCAGCGCGGCCTCCCGCGCCTCGCCCGCTTTCTGGTCGGCTTCCGCCTGGGCCCGCACCGCGGCCTCCCGCGCCTCGGCCGCCGCCTGGTCCGCCTCGGCCTTGTCCCGCTCGCCGATAAGCCGCGCGGTCAACGTGTCGTATCCGGTCAAAACTGTGCCCTCCCGGGACGCCCTGGTCGCGCCCCGGGATCCGTAGATGGCTGCTGCGGCTGCCACCGGCGCGGCCAGCAGTGCACCCAGCGCGGTGAGCATCGCAGCATCCACACGGTCCTCCAGCGCACTAGACGGTCAGGTCAGGCACCCAGACCCGGCGGCGTCGCCGGGTCCTTCGCCGCGGGCAGGGTCGACGCCGTGCCCGGGCGGCCCACCAGGCGGCCGGCCACCCAGCTCTTCGCCGCGGCGGCGAGCAGCGCGATCGGCGCCGCCCACCAGATGGGTATGTCTGCCAGGTCAGTGATGGCGACGCCGAGCGCCGCCTCCACCCCGGTCCACCCAGACCGCTCGGCCAGGTCCAGCAGGATTCTCTGCATGTCAGTTCTCCGGGGTGGTGTCGAGGGCGGCGCGGACGAAGCAGTCCTTCGCTTCCAGCAGCTTGCGGAGGCCGGCGGACAGCTCGGGCCCGTCGGGCAGGACGGCGACGAGCTCCTGGGCGAGATCGCCGCACGGCTTGCTCACCGCCTGGAGGTGCGCGGGCAGGTGGTCGTACTCGAAGTAGCGGAGCAGGTGCTCCGTGCCGGGGTGACGCAGCGGCCTGCTGCCGTCGCTGTGGTCGAGCATGGGTTTCTCCTCGGGTTGGTGGAGCAGCGGTCAGGGTCAGCGCCAGACGAGGCCGCGGAGCACCCGGTACGTGACCGTCACCGGGGCGGACGCGAGGAGTTCGAGCTTCAGCTGCACCCCGGCCGCGAGCTTCCCGGGCCGGGTCAGGGCCACGTCCAGGCGCCCGTCGGCACCGATCACCCCGGCGTCCATCGGGAGATCGAGGGACGCCCGCTTCGTGGACAGGGTCAGATCCTGGTACCGGCCGGTGACCCGGGTCCCCGGGGCGCCGATCACCGTGGCGTAGGCCGTCACCGTGTACGAGCACGGGCCCTGCAGCAGCGCGCTGTCCTTCGCCATCGCGAGCAGCGACCACTCCCCGCCCGGGACCTCGGTGTCGGTGTCGCTGGACTCGGTCAGCAGGTCGGGCATGGGGTCGTCCTCCTCGGGGGTGGCCGCGGGCGCGGTGGGGGTGGTCGGCTTGCTCGGCTTCTCTGGAGCGGTCGTCTTGCCGTTGGCGCGGGCGACGATCCCCGGGAACACCACCTCGCGGAACTGCTTGATCCGCACGACACCAGGGCACGCGGTGCCCGAGGTCGACCACTGCGGGAACATCGAGTGGTAGCCGAACCCCGGGTCGGAGTGGGTGCGGCAGATCCGCAGCGGGATGCCGTGGCGCTGATGCAGCCACACCCCGATCGCGATCAGGTCCTCGACCTGCTTTGCGTTCCACGGGTCCGAGCCCTTGGTGTTCGACGCGGTCTCAGCGGACACCGCGCCCGTCCCGTCGCCCCGCCGGTTCGCCCCGGCGTTCGCGTCGGCCCGGGTCTCCGTCCCGATGTACTGGCCGACGGTCCCCTCGTAGTCGACACCGAAGTGGCTTTCGAGGTTGGTGCTGTCCCGCCAGTACTCATACGTGCGGCGGGCCGTCCACGGGGCGACGATCGAGTGGACGATGAACTGCGTCGGCCGGATCGCCTCCTGCTTGTCCGACTCGGGCTGTAGCTCCATCTTGACGGCATCGGGATACCAGGCCATGAGGCCTCCTGACATGACGATGCCCCGGGCCGTCGTGCGGTCCGGGGCTGGTGGTGGGCGGGCGGTGTGGGGGTCAGACGACCTCGTAGATCACGACCGTGATGTCCGTGAATCCGGTGGACGAGATGACGGGGCTGCCGGAGGCGGTGTTCAGGGCGCCGACCAATTTCAGGGTGTGGCTGCCCGCTGCGGCGAGGACTCCGCCCCAGGCCTTGGACGACATGTCGTAGTCGGCGGTGTCGCCTCCCGAGGATCCCTCGGACCATCGGGCCTCTCCGGACTGGACGACCCCGTCCACTGACAGGCCACCGCGGGTGTAGACGGATGCCACCGACGTGATCGTGTCGAAGCTGAAGTTGGCGCTGACGGTGTACTGGGCGTTCGGGGCGGTGGTGGTCACGGTCACCGAACAGCCGGCCAGGGCCACGAAGCTGGTGGTGGAGATGTTCGTCCCGGACCCGGCCTGCTGGTAGAAGGGCTGCGGCTGCATGCGGTTCAGCTGCCCGACCGTGATGATCTGGCCTGCCCAGAGAGGCATGCGGTTCCTCCTACAGTGCGGTGCGCATCGGGTGGGTGAGACGGACGGGAGTGCCCGACGGGTGGGATTCCCGGAAGCCGTTGATGCCCCGGGTCACGAGGAAGGTCTGCGAAAGGGCAGTGCCCAGGCAGGAGTTGACCCGCATGACCTCGCTGCCGACCGTGACGTCGTAGGGGAACATCGACCCATATGTGGCGGAGTCGATCCATCGGTGGAGCCCGGTTCCGGTCAGGATGTTCACGGTGCCGCTGGTGGAGTTCAGCGCCCCGCTCAGGGTGGTCCCGTCGGTGTCCGCCCGGCCGAGTACCGGATCCTCGACCGCCCCCACCTCCCACGGCGCTCCGGGGGTGCAGTTGAACGTGATCGTCCAGCTCTTCTCGCCGATCTCCTCCTTGTAGCCGCGGATGATGAGGTCGACGTCGTCGGGCCCGTGGTCGTCGGGGAGGTTGGTGAGGCGTATGAGGTCGCCGACGTCGGCCCGGTAGATGTCGCCGATCATCGCGTAGACCCTGGGGTTGCCGAGGTTGAGCGTGATCTTCGTGTAGCGGAGACCGTCGTGGGTGCCCAGGTGCATGCGCCACTGGGCGTGCTCGTCTGTCTGGTGGTCGGCCTCCAGGGACAGGGTGTAGTCCTCGTCGTACCGGCCGACTCCGGCGGGCGGGTCCTGGACGGACATGCGGCCGGTGGTCAGGACTGCCCGCGGTGACGTGGCCCCGCCCTCGCGGGTCACCGCGACGTCGTTCTTCGTCAGCTTGTCGCCGTCCGTAGGCTGGAACGGCTCCGAGATCACCCCGTTCGCAAAGTTGAGCGTGATGACGGGGTCCTGGTTGTAGAGGGTGGAGCGGGACCGGTAGGCGAGCTCACGGCCGTCGCGCCGCTCGAAGAGGAACCCGAGATCAGCTTTGGTGATCGTGTCGAGGGTCTCCAGGTAGCGATCAGGGCGCTGGATCCCCAGCCGCGTCTGCGCAGCCTCCTCACCAGCGACGGACACCGGGACGCCGTGCTCGCCGGACAAGCGCAGCACTCGTGCGCCGGCCGTCTCCCCGGGGAAGCCGCGGTACGCCTGTCCGACGGTGGACACGCTTGGTCCGAGGGAGCCCCAGTACGTCAGGTACCCGATGGACAGATCGGAGGTGCTGACGTCACCGAAGGTGGGGTCCCATCCCAGGTGGACGGACCGGATCGCCTTTCCGGTGATGGCCTGGACGCCGGATGCGCCGATCGTGCTGTCCACGTACAGCACCCAGGCCGTGTTGCCGCCGCTGACGGAGGTCATGAACCGTAGGTGGTGCGGTTGCTCGTCATGCAGGCCTGCAGAAGCGATGTAGCCGATCTTGGCGGCGGAGGAAGTGTCTCCGGAGCGGGTGATCCGGAAGACGCCGATGCTGTCGGCGTCGACGCTGGTGAAGATGATCCACTGGGTTTGTGATTTGCCCGTGCTGCCGACACCCCAGTCAGTAATGATCATCTCGGTGTCGGCCCCGGTGCCTGCCCTGAACCAGTCGACAGCCCACCCGGTGCTCGCATCGGACGCGATGGGGACCTCTGCACGGAGAGCGCCGGTTGACTCGGCGCCTATGGCGAGGACCGGCTCCATCCAGTCGCCCACTGAGCCGTCAGCCCATTTCAGAACCTTGTTGGAGTCGCCCTGAGGCAGCATCCGCGGCCCCGCCTCCTGGAGACTGCTGCCCCACTGGGACTGGGCGCCGCCCGTGAGCGGCCAGCAAGCCAGGGGCCCGTTGCCGATCACGAACCGGCGCAGCGCGGAGTCGAGCGGCCGATTGCCCGCGCCGAGGCGGCGCATGATTCCGGCCGGGGCGATCGCCACGGTGCGGTCGGCGCCGGACAGGTCGCGGGACGGCGGCCACTCAGGGACCTCGCCCGCCATCCGGATGTGCCGGTTGGTGAGAGTGGCACTGTCGCGGATCGTCCACACCAGGCCGGTGGCGTCCGTGAACGAGGTGTCGCCCGGATCGGCCGCTGTGGCCGTGTCCATGTTCACCGCAAGCATTCCGTCGATCCCGTTGCGGACCTGCAGGCGGTGCAGGCGTCCCCGTGCGCGCAGGCCGCTGTAGTCGGGCACCGCGCCGAGCTGGATGCCCTCGGAGGAGGCGTTGTACAGGCTCGTGGTGCCTGCCGTGGTGACGGGCGCCCCGAGTGGCTGCCACCGGCCGGTGAGCTGCTGCCCGGTGTAGAAGGTGACGGTTTTCCCGCCGGATCCGTTGTTCACGTCCAGGGTGACGCGCAGGCAAAGGCGCTGCCCGCTGTAGGCGGGGACCGGTGCGGTGGACGTCGCGGTGACGATGTTGGTGAAGGTGCCGTCCGGTGACCAGATGAACCGCAGCCCGTTGGGGACGAGGGACAGGAGCCAGGAGCGCTGGTTCCCGGTCGTCTCGTACCGTCCGGCGAGATGCGTCTCCTCGCGGTAGCCGTCCAGGGCGACGTCAAGGCGGATGTCGATGTCGCCGGTGATCGCGAGGTTCGCGTGATTGGGGGTCGTCAGTCCGTTGTTCCCGGAGCCTGGGAGGTTGAGCCACGGGCCGCCGGCATCGATGGAGAACCGCCAGGGGGTGTTGCGGCCGATCGCCCCGTGCAAGGGGCTGGACGGGTCGCGCGGGCTCAGGTCCCCCGCGGTGTTGTCCAGGGTCTGCGTGGCGGCCGACGGTCCCGCGGTGGTGCCCTCGGCGGACACCCCGCGCTCGATGGTGACCGGGTCGGCCTCGCGCGCCTTCGTGGTGTGCCAGGCCCCGCCGTAGTACAGCTCGGTCGTGCGGGGCGGGGGCAGGCTCACCATGGTCATCACCCTTCTGCGAAGCGGACGATGCTGCCGCCCGCTCTGTCGCGGACGACCTTCTGCAGGAAATCTCTGAACTCCGAGTCGCCGCCGACGAGTTCGACGCGGGCGCCGACCACGATGGGGTCGACCTTGCGCACCGACGGGGCGCGCATCCCTTCGTGCTGACCCGTGCTGAGCATCTGCTCGAGGCGGGACAGCGGCAGGACGGCCTCGTCCTCCTGGCCCTCGCCGATCATGGCGAGGGTCGGGCCGGTGGTGATGCCGCCCTCGGCGAGGTAGGGGATGTCCGGGGTGTGGAGGGTCATCGACGGGATACCGACCCCCATGAAGCTCCCACCGCCGAGGGTGAAGCTGAGGGAGTTCCACATCCAGATGAGCTGGTTGATCGCGTACTTGAATCCGGACACGATGCTGTCCCACATGCCGCCGGCAGCCCTGCTGATCCGGCCGCCCATACCGGCGACCCACGACACGACCTGACCGAACCACCCGGCCACCTTGCCGGGAATCCTCCCGATCCAGCCGATGATCGCCATGAGGTCATCGACCGCGTCCTTTACGTCGGCGACGATCCAGTCCCAGACGGCGGCCGTCTTGTCGGCGACCCAGTCCCACGCCGCGGTCGTCTTCTGCACGATCCAGTCCCACGCGCCGGTGACCTTCTTGACGATCCAGTCCCACGCCGCGGCGATCCCGGACGTGATCCACTCCCACGCCTCGGAGAGCTTGCCGACGATCCAGTCCCACGCTGCGGCGGTCGCGGCGGCGACCGCGTCCCACTTGATGATGATCAGCGCGATCACGGCGATCAGCGCGATGATCCCGAGGACGATCCACGTCACGGGGCTCGCCAGCATGGCCATATTGGCGATCCAGACGGCGGCCGCGAACACCCCCAGGGCGATCGCCAGGCCCCCGACCACGGGGACCAGGAAGCCCATCAGCTCCTTGTTCTCCGAGATGAACTCGGACACCTTCAGCAGGGCGGGCAGCAGGGCTTCCCCGAGGCCTTGCGTCAGGGTCCGCATCGCGGCGTCCATCTGCTGGGCGGGGTCGTCCTCCATCCCGTCCGTCAGCTTCTTCGACGCACCGGCCGCCTTGTCCATGCCCGATGCGGCGGCCGCCGTCGCGGGGTCCATCGCCCACAGGGCGTCTGCACCCTCACCGGCCATGTCGCCGAACAGGGCAACGCCGAGCTCGGCCTGCTTGGCCGGCTCTTTGATCCCGCGCAGGCCTTCCATGGTTTTCTGCAGGGCGGCCCGGGCGGGCTCGCCGCCCTTGTGGATGTCGGCCAGCATCTCCTTCGCGGGCAGACCCATCGCCTTGAAAGCGTCCGACGCACGGTCGGTCTCCTCCGAGGTGATGCGCGCGAACTCATGCAGGACGTCACCGGCTTGGTCGATGTCGCGGCCACCCGCCTTGACGTACTGCGACATCATGCCCATCGCGGTTTTGCCGTCCAGGCCGATCTTCGCCCAGTGCTTGCCGTACTCGTTCACCGTGGCGGGGATGTCCGCGAGCATCTGTTTGGGCAGAGTCTGGGCGGCCTGCGCGAGGACGTCGAAAGCCTCGGTGCCGTCTTTCGCCAACCCGTTGTTGATCATGTTTCCGGCTGCCTGCGCGGCATCCGCCACGTCGATCTCGAAACGCTTCGCCAGAGCCAGCGCCGCCTTCGACATGCCCTCAACCTCGGCGTCGGTGAGGTCACCCAGGTCGCCGATGGACGAGCCGACGGCGGCCACCGAGTCGGTGACGTCAGCCAGAGACTCACCGAATCCCGCGGAGTAGACGTCACCGGCGATCCCGCCCGCCCGCTCGGCCTCGGCCTCGGTCAGCCCGAGCTGGTCGCGCAGGCTGCTCTGGGCGTCGCTGATGTCCATGGCCGAGCTCATCGCGATGGCGAGGGCGCCACCTGCGGCCGCCCCGGCCAGGGCGGCGGGGCCGGCCATCGCGTCGAGCTTGCTGTTGACCTGCTCGGTGCCCTCGTCCACGGCCGAGGAGTCCATGCCGATGCGTACGAGGAGCTCGTCCAGGATCGTCACCGCTGCCCGCCCTTCTGCTCGAATCCGGCCTGCAGGCTCTTGACCATCTCGAGCAGCTCCCGCCCGGTTTTACGGGGCCGGGACCACTGGACCAGGTGGTCCTTCAGCTTGGGCATGCGGCCCTTCTTCATGTGCGGTGCGGCGACGTCCATCCCGAGCCGCGCCGTGAGCACGTCCAGGCGGCGCGGTCCGACGGGGCCGTAGAGGTTCTGGTAGGCGAGGACCCGGATCATCTCCTCGGACGTGAACCGGTCCAGGACCTCGGCCGGGGTCATCTGCCAGGCCACGGCCAGGTCGTACTGGAGCCTCAGCTCTGGCCGTCGCCGAAATCCTCCTCAGCCGCCTTCACCTTCTGCATGAAGTCCCGGTCCTCGTCCGAGAGATGGCGGACCAGGACGAAGAGACCGCCGATGATTCCCGCGCTGCGCTTGGAGAGGATGGCGATGCCCTCGCGCAGGTCGGGGAAGACGAGTTCCCCGCTCTCCTGGTCGCGCAGCGCCTTGGCGACGATCTCGGCCTTGCGGGAGCGGATCGTCATCTCCACCCCTGAGGCCTCATCTCTCTTCGTCATCTTGGAGAGCTTGTTGTGGTACTCCTCCCAGTCACCGGAGGGCAGGCCGGTGACGCGGAAGCGGGCGCCGGGCGCCCACTCGGGGATCTCCACATCGTCCTGGAACTTGACGTCCGAGGCCTGCCGGATGAGGTCCTTGAGCGATGTCATGTGCGGGGTCTCCTGGTCAGCCGGTCGGGGTGAGCGTCGGCATGCCACTGATCTTGAAGGTGACGGTGCGCTCGATCTTGTTGTCGGTCGGGTACGCGTCACCGATGGCGGTGATCAGCGCGGTGAAGTCCCAGGTGTGCTCGTCGGCCTCGCCCGGCAGGATGACCATCTGGTAGTCCCGCAGGTCTTTCTCCTCGAAGTCGGCGTCGAGCGCCTGGTGGCTGGTGTTGCCGGGGTCGAAGTTGATCGTGGCTTCGACCTCGCCGCCGTCCTTCAGCCCCTTGACGAACTCCCGGTACCCGTTCGGGGAGTCGTGGGTGGTGACCTCGATCGCGGCGCGCTCCCTGGACGGGCCGCTGAGGTCGGACACGTTCGCGACGAGCGCGAAGGTCCCGGCCCCGTTGGTGTCCCGCATCAGCTGCGTTCCGAAGGCGTCTTTACCTGGCATGTCAGGCTCCCAGCTCGAGGACGCGCACGCTCAGCGAGGTGATGGCGTCGTAGGTGATCGCTGCCCGCCCGGCGGTGCCCCGGAAAATTGTGGTCAGCGGGATGAGGCCGGTCTTCCCGGCAGCCACGACGAGCGTGGCGTCCGCCACCGGGTGCCCGTGCACGGTCCCCGGGGTGGCGATGGTGATGGTGCGCGAGCTCCCGCCGGCGTTGATGGCGAGGAGGAGCATGCGCTCGCCGACGGGGGCGGTGTCCCCGCTCACGGTGGCGGCGACGGCGCCCGCGGTGATGTCCGCGATGCCGCCGAGGGTGGGGGCCCGCGTGGCTGCCAGAGCGGCCATGTCGTTGTCCTTCCGGTCAGGGGGTGGGTGGCTGCTCGGTGACCACCCGGTAGCGCTGGACCAGGTGGCGGATGTTGCCGGGCGGCGTCGGGTCGGTCAGCGTCTGCCCGAACTCGAACCTGGTGACGACGTGGTCCAGGCCGTCGATGGTGAGCGGCTGGTGGTCCAGCAGCGCGACGAGCCGGGCCCCGATCCTCTGGACCCTGGAGTAGCCGCGGTACTGATCCCACGTGTGAAGGGTGATGACCGTCTGCCGCCCGAACCGGTCGTGGGAGTTGTCCGGCGTCTCGATCGCCTCACCGATCACGACGAACGGGTAGTCGACGTCCTCGGGCAGGTAGTCGTACACCCCGGCGATCAGGTCCGCGAGAGGCTCGTCGCCGCTGAGCACCGCGTGCAGGGCCCGCTGGATCGGGCCCGTGGTCTCCGGGGCCGTGGTCACCGCAGCGCCCGCCGTACCGCCTCGGTCAGCCGCCCCCGGTACCGGGCCCGCTCCGCTTCCAGGGCGGGGCCGAGCGCGGGCTGCGCGGGGGCGCGTCGGGTACCGACCTCCAGGAACCGGGCGTAGTAGTCCTCGGGGTCGTGCCACCCGACCGTCGCGTTGAGGTCCTGCTCGCCGGTGTACTTGATGTCGACCTTGCGCTCGAGGTTGCCCATGTTCTTCGCGACGTCGCGCCGGGTGTCGGAGGCGACCGCCTCGGCGGACTCCTTCACCGCCTTCTGCAGAGCCTGGACGATCTCGTCGGACAGGTCCTCCAGCCGGCCGCGCAGCCGGGACGCCCCCAGGATCTCCACCGTCATGCCGGAGCGGGACACGAGCTCACCTCCTCCCGAGCAGCTTGCGGATCGCGGCGAGCTCGCGGGCGATGGAGAGGAGCGCGAGGGCAGTCGCCCGGGCGGTGTCGAAAGGCAAGGCCTCTTCCGCCTGCTCTCGGAATTCCTCCGAGCTGGTGGGCCGCGTCGGCGGCGGGTCGGATACGCCGTCCATCAGGTGCCTTTCTGTCGTTGGATGAGCTCGCAGTCGGCCCGGAGGTAGCGGGGTCCGGAGGGCTGGAAGGTGGCGTGGACGGTGAAGGTCTGGCCGTCGCCGCGCAGCTGGTCGCCGCGGTGTACGTCCGACCCGTCGGCGAGGTAGATGGTGTGGGTGTGTTTGCTGCCTGCCTGCTGGGCGAGCATCCGGTCCGCGGCCGACGGCTGGTCGACCTTGGCCCGGACTTCCCCGGCCTGCACCCACGTCGAGGTCTGCCCGCCGGCCCCGTCCGGTTCGGTGGTCTCGCGCCAGACCTCCAGGGTCCGGTTGAGCCACCGGGCGATGCTCACGTCCGGGCCCGGTACAGGCCGAGCGTTTTGCGGTCGGCGGGGGTCAGTTCGATCCCGAGTGCGTCGGCCGACCACGCCTTGGCATGGTCGCCCAGCGACTCGGAGGTGAGGCGTTCGAAGTTGCTCCATCCGCCGGCCGCCATGCGCAGGCACAGGCGCTTCACCCCGGCGGGGACGGGGGCGTATCCGGCGGTGTAGGTGACCTCGATCGCCCGGTCGTGGGTGGGCCAGTCACCGCCGCGCCGGTGCAGGGTCCCGTCCCGGGACCAGGTGAAGTCCGCGTCCTTCCCGAAGGTGAGGTCCTCCCCGTCGCCCTCGTCGTCGGTGAGGGTGACGGAGGCGACGGCGGTGACGGGCCACCTGGGGAGGATCAGGCGCCGGGAGGCGGTGTGCCCCTGGTAGCGGCTGTCGTCCCGGGTGGGACCGTCCAGGGTGACGGTGTCCTCGGACAGCTCCAGGGCCTGCCCGGTCTCCTCATCGATCACGCCCTGCGCGAGCTCGATGAGGAGCTCGGCCGTCGCCGTGTCGTCCTCGCTGAAGCTGGGCTGCCGCAGCAGGAGGCGGAGGTTCTCGGCGGTGGCGTACGGCATCAGTCGTCGTCCGCGTCGCGGCGCCGCTCGAGCTCGGCGAGGACCAGGACGCGGATGTCGTCCTTCCTCGTGGCGTCACCGAGGTCGATCTCCTCGGCCGCGGCGTAGGTCTTGAGCTGGTCCACGGTCATCTTCTCGACCGGGACCTCGTCGCCCTGCCCGCCGGTGACCGGCTCCTGCTCGGCGGGGCCGGCCGCACGGCGGAGCCGCTCGGGGGCGGTGCCGGTGACGGGCTTGCAGTCTCCGGCGGCGATCCGCCGGCGGGCCTCGGCGGCGGGAAGGTCGATGATCTGCCCCGGCTGGACGGTCCCGTGGTCCGGGTTCGCCATGAGGCGTTGCATCTCTACGAGCATGGTGCTCCTCCTGCTCTGGTCGGGAAACGCCGCGGGCGCCCAACTGGTGGGCGCCCGGGCGGCGTTGCTGGGTGGGGCAGGGTCAGGGCTTGACGCGTCCCTTGCCGCGGATGACGCTCACGCCGAAGGAGGCGTCACCGGTTCCGGCGTCGGTGGCCACCGCGCGGATGTACCGCTTGATGCCGTGGTAGCCGATGACAGTGACCGTGGTCGCGGTGAGGGTGGCGGGCTCGGTGCCGTCCAGGTCCTCGGTCGCGACCGCGGTGTAGCCGGAGCCGGAGACGTCGGACTCCTGGATCTCAACGCTGAAGGCGGCGTTGGCGACGGCCCCGGTGGTGATGACCACCGCGGCGGCGTCGTAGTTCGCCAGGTCCACCGCCGTCCCCGTCGCCGTGTCCGTCCGTGCGGCCGGGGCCAGGGTGGACACGACGCTCAAGCTGTTCTTGATGTCGGTGCGCATGGGTGCTGCTCCGTTCTCTGTGAGGCCTGCGCGGGGCGCGGGTCAGGCGACGACGTCGTTGGACTGCAGGCGGACGAAAGCCTCGGCCAGGACCGGCATGGCGTCGGCCTCCTGGCGGCCGATGAAACCCACCTGGTTCTTCTCGGCGTACAGCTCGTTCAGGCGCTGCACCTCGAAGGTGAGGGCCTCGGCGATCCAGTAGTAGGAGAAGTCGCCGAGCATCCCGACGTAGTCTCCGTCGCCGAACGTGGCCGGGGCGAAGTCGGACATGACGAACGGGAGGTCCAGGATCTTGTCGCCCTGGTCGTCGCTGATACCCGCGCGCCAGATGTAGTTGCCGTCGCCGTCCTTCAGCTTGCGCACGGAGGCGATCATCATCTTGTTGAACAGCCACCGGGCGTTGCGGTGGTAGCCGCCCTTGAGGGTGTACTTCGCGGTGATCAGGTCGTCCGCCGAGCTCCCCGAGACACCGTTGACGAAACCGGACCCCGAAGTGGAGATGTCAAGGTCCCGTGACGTGGGGATGCCGGACGGGGACGGGGTGAAAAGACCCAGCGGCTTCTGGTTGCCGTCGCCGGTCATGTAGGCCTTCTCGGCGGTGACCCCGAACTTGTACTCCATGCGCTGCCGCACGAGCGTCTCGGGGTTAAGGACCGCGGCGCGCAGGAGCTTGCGGCTGAGCTTGACCCGCTTGGCCAGCGGGTGCGGGCGCAGCTCCCGCTTCCCGAACCGGATCCCGTCGTCCTGGTTGCCGGTCTCCAGCTCGCTCGTCCAGTCGGCGTCGTCCAGGTCGGAGTCCATCGTCGGGACCCCGAGGGACTCGGCCGTCTTCAGCTGGTGCACGGTCGCCAGGCCGCGCAGGACGACCATGTCGTCCATGCCCTTGAGGAGGTCCTGGACGAACTGCTGCGGGGCGACGAGGAATCCGCCCTCGGGGTCGTGCCCGGCGTTCAGCGCCCGGGCCTGCGCATCGGTCAGGACGGACCGGCCGCCGAGCACGTAGGCCCGCAGGGCGCCCATGGCGGCGTCGCCGCCGCGGCCGCCGTTCGACTTGTCGTCGTCCTCGATGTCGTCGTTGCGGTCGTCGTCCTCGAGGCGCTCGGCCCGCTCGATGGTCTTGTCGACCCCGTCGCGCTCGTCCATGAGCTTGTCGAACTTGGTCTCCTCCTCCGGCGTCATGGAGCGGCCCGCGTCCTCGGCCTCCTGCATGATCGCGCGGGCGTCGGCGCCCAGCTTGGTGCGCTTGGTGCGCAGCTCCCGAATTTTCACGGTATCTCCGTTCGGTGTGTGGTGCCCCGCGCGGCTGCGCGGCGCGGGGGTCAGATACCGGCGAGCCGGAGCAGCCGGGCGTTGTCGACGGCGGGCGCCTGGCGCTCGTCGTCCTCGTCGTCACTTCCGCCGGCGCCGTCCAGGAGTTCCTGCAGGGCGTCGCGGGCGTTGGTGACGAGGGTCTTGTTCTTCTTGGACAGGACCGCCCCGGCCCGGGCGCCGACGGCGTCGAGCTCGGCGAGCTTGGACATGACGGCTTGCGCGAACTCGTCCGGCGTCTGCCGCACGTCCAGCCCGCGGACCAGGTCCAGGGCCGAGCGACCGGATTCCACGATGGCGTTGGGGTCCATCGGCAGCGGAACGGCCGAGACCTCGAACAGCTCCCACCCTTCAGGGGTGCCGGAGTCGTCGATGTTCCAGACGTCGAACCCGATCGAGAACGCGTTCATCATCTTCGACCGGTACTTGCGCTCCACCTTGACGGCGAACTCGTCGTCCTGGTCGAAGAGCACGCTCATGCGCAGCTTGTCGTCATCGATCCACGTCTTGTCGGACCGGCCGATCGGCAGGCCGTCACGCCCCCAGTACGAATGCCCGTACCCGACGACCGGGTTGGACTGGAACCGGCCGAGCTCGGCGCCCTTCATCGTGAGGTTGAGGCCGTCGCCCTTGCGTCCCTCGGTCGCGGCGATGATCGACAGCGGCTTCCCGGCCGCGTCGTCGTCGCCGTCCGCGCGGGCGACGTAGCCGCGCAGGTAGTGCCGCTGTCCCTTCATCGGTCCCTCCTCGGTTCGTTGATCTGCCGGTCGCGGGGCGGGGTGCTCTGCTGGCGCTGCCCGTCGGGCGGGCCGTCCCGGAGATCGGCGCCCGCTGCCGCGTCGTTGAGGCCTTGGCCGTAGCCGTCGCGCCAGCCGCGCAGGTACTCCACGGATGGGTTGCTCATAGCGGGATCACCTGGCACTGGCAGCCGGCATGCACCGGGGGGTGGAACGTGTCGCGTTTCGCCACGAGCTTCTCTCCGTCCTCGTCGCCGTCGATCTCGTCGCCCTTGGCCACGAACGGGTCCTCGATCTCCCGGACGGTGCCGTCCAACTTTTTGCAGTACGGGCAGTTCTCCGAGCCGCGGGCCACCCACTGGATGCGCTTCACCCCCGCGTCCCGCCAGGCTTCGCGGGCCGCGGCGTTGGGGAGCTGGGTGGTCTCCCAGCGGGTGACCTTGTCGGGCTTCTCGTCCTCCCACTTCGCGAGGCGGGCCAGGACGTCGGAGACGATCGCCTCCGGGGTGTCCGCCGACTGGGCTGCGCTACGCAGCTGCCCGTACGAGGAGGCGACCTGGTAGGCGACGTGGGCCAAGGCGTACGCGCGGGCCCACACGGTGAGGTCGATGTCCTCGTCCTCGGCCCCGACTTCCTCGGCCGCATCCGCCGCGACGTCGGCAGCGAACACCGTGAACAGCGGGACCCAGAGCTCGCCCAGCATCTCGGCCACCGGGCCGTCGGTGGCGTACAGGGCGCTGAGCGCGGTGAGGAATCCGGACAGCGACCGCGTCCGCAGCCTGCCCCGGTCCGGCTCGAGATGCTGGGCCACCAGCGCGGTGACCTTCTCCACCTCGAACGCCACCAGCTCGTCCACGCTGTCGCGGATCTTCGGCCCGTACGCGTCGGCCAGCTTGTCCCGCACCGTGCTGGCCCGCCCGCGCATCAGGCGCGCGCGCCGCATCGCGTTCGACTCCAGCGCCCCGCGCTCCCCGCCGGCGGGGACCATGTTGAGCGGGACCAGGTAGGCGTCGCCGCCCTCCACCGGGTTCATGTTCTCCCGCTCGCGGACGTCGTTCGCCGACAGCCAGCCCCACTGACGGCCGACCGCGTAGGCGGCGTACCGGGCGGCGGTGTCGCCGCGCAGCAGGGAGTCGACCAGGAACTCGGCGTAGAACGTGGTCCGCTCCTCGGGCAGGAGCAGCTGGGTGAGGACTGCCTGTTCCCATCGCACGAACCAGATGTTCAATGCGCCCTGGATGTAGTCGAGTTGCTGCTGCTCGATGTTGGAGAACGTCGCCCGGTCCAGGTCGCCGATCTTGTGCGGGGGCAGGCGCAGCCACCGCGCCATCTCGGTCACCTGCAGTTTGCGGGTCTCGAGGAACTGGGCGTCGTCGTTGGAGATGCCGACCTGCTGGAAGGTCACGCCCTCCTCGAGGATCGCCACCCGGTGCGCCCGGTCGATGCCCTTGTGGATGTTCTCCCAGTCGTCCGCCATCCGGTGGCGTGCCTCCGGGGAGAGGTTCCCCGGGTGGGACAGGGCGCCGCCCGGGGCGGCTCCGTTGCTGAACACCTTCGCGCCGTGGTGCTCGGTGGCGAGGCCGAGGCCGATGGCGTTCGCGGCGAGCTCGACAACCGAGTAGCCGCGCACCCCGTCGAAGCCGAGGCCGGCGATGTGGAAGACCTCGTGCGGCAGGAGCACGGTGTGGATGCCGTTGACGTCGTCGTCGTACCGGTAGCGGCGTTCGAATTGGCCGGGCCCGGTGCGCTTCACGCCGATGGTGAGGCGGTCGGGGCGCAGTGGCCACATCTCTTCGATGACGCCGGTGCGCTTGTTGCTGACGACGTACCCGACGCCGTTGCCCCACGTGATCGCGTGGCCCATCAGCGTCTCTTTGAACTGGACCGCCGACATCATCGGGTTGGGCTGGTCGTGCAGCAGCGCGTACAGCGGGTGTCCGGTGGCCCGCTGCTTGCCGCGCGGTTCCAGGCGCTCGTAGAGGAACATCGGCAGGGCGCCGAGGTCCTCGGCCAGGACCCGCACCCCGGCGAAGAACGGGCTGTAGGTGAGGGCGGTGTCCTGGTCGACGCGGATGCCGGCGGAGTTGTTCGACCCGCCGCGCATCCAGTCCTCCACCCACTTCTCCGGGGTCGCGATCCCGGAGAGCGCGCTGCGCATGAGACCCATCTCAGGCTCCCTTCTGCAGCTGCTGGTCCGGGGTCCTGGCCGCTCTGTTCGCGCCGTGCGCACCGGCGGCGCTGACGGCCAGGAGCGCCGCTCCGGCGACGGTGATGCCGAGCCACGGCGCGAGGAGGAACAGGCCGAGGCCGATGAGGCTGACGCCGAGCAGGGCCAGGACGTCCCAGCGGTCCACGGATTCCACGGGTCTCCTTCGGATCACCCGGCCATGCCCCGGGTCTCGTAGATGGACGGGGGCGGCAGGCCGCGCATGCCGCCGTCGATGGCGAACAACATGGAGGGCATGCCGTCGATGCGCTTGCCGGTCTTCCCGCGGTCGGGTTTCACCGGCCGAATGCGGTCCGGATCGTCCCTCGGTGACTTGCACTCGAGGTTGTCGGCCATCCACCACGCGACGGGGTTGCCGTAGTGGGCGTACTCCTTGGCCTTCAGCCCGCGCATGAACTCCGCCATCGGCGGCGTCATGCGGCTGTAGGTGGTGTCGGACTCGACCATCTTCAGCCGGGTGCGCTTGACGATCTCCTGGCGGACCGGCTCACCGCACCACTTGTCGTACGTGACGTCGACAATCCGGTACAGCTCGTGGTCGGTCTCGACATCGGTGTAGATCGTGTCGTAGTCGATCGTGTCGCCGTCGGTGAGAGTGATCCACCCGTCGGCAGCCCACTCGGAGAACTTGCCGTCGGTGTGCTCGTCCAGGATGTCGGCGGTCGACTCCGGTGCCCAGAACCTCCAGACCATCGACCCGTCGGGGAAGAGCAGGGACCATGCGGTGAGGTCCAGCTTCGAGGAGAGGTCCAGGCCTGCGAAGCAGCGCTGGCCCTCGAGGCGGGACGTGATCCATCCCGGGTGGGGGGCGATCTCCCGGGCGTTCATGTCCCACAGGTCCATCGGGATCCAGCGCGAGACCTGGCTGACCCGCTGGTTGAGACGGAACTGCCGGAAACCGTTCTCCTTCTTGTAGTCGGTGTGCGCCTCCTCGGCCTCTTCCCGCAGGGACTGCAGGCCGAGGAACGTCCCGAGCGCGGGGTTGGGCCAGGCCCAGTTCGCCTCGTCCCACGGGTCGATCGAGACGGGGAGGTCGGGGCGGCCGGGGAACAGCCGGTGCAGGCGGTCCAGCTCGTCCTGCGTGCGCGGCGCCTTCCGCACGAACACGAAGTGGTGCGGCGCACGGCTGGGCTGCTCCATCACCCGGTCGGCATCGTCGATGAACTCGGCGCCGAACGACACCTGGTCGGACGTCTCGGTCGTGATGGCGAGCATCAGGGCCTGCAGCCGGGCACCGGCCGCTGTGCGCATCGCCGTCCACAGGGAGTCATCCGGCTGCGAGAGGACCTCGTCCAGGATGAACGCGTGCGGGTTGTGCCCGAGCTCGTTGTCCGCGTCCGCCGTGATGATCTCGTAGAAGCTGTCGGTCTGCTCATCGATGAGCCGACGGACGTTCTTGATGTGGGTGAGCCGGGCGGCCAGGAGCGGGGACCGCTTCTGCATCCGCACGCACGGCTCGAAGACCTTCCCGGCCTGCTTCGTCGTAGCGGCCGCACCGTACACCTCGGCCGACTGCTCGTTGTCCCCGCACAGCATGTAGAGCGCGATCCCGGAGAGCAGCGCGCTCTTGCCGTTCTTGCGGGCCATGACGATCGTGCCGCGGGTGTAGCGGCGGACGTACCGCCCCCACTGATCCGACCAGTGGACCTCTCCGAAGAGAGGGCGGATGATCTCGTGTTCCTGCCACGGGGCGAGCACGAACGCCTGGTTGGCGAACGGGCCGGTGGGGTGGACGAGCAGCTCGGCGAAGAACGCCACGACGCGGTCGGCCCGCGGCTCGCAGTAGTGCGCGCCGGAACGCTCGCAGGTCTTGCCGTCCAGGGTGTAGCCGCAGCGGCCGCCCTTGCGTGAGCGCGGCCGCCACCGCTTGGTGTGATCGATCCGCAGCGGCCTCGCCCGCCGGCGGGATGGAGGCCTCGTCGTGGCCTTCGACCTCGAGGGCCTGGCCGTGGTCCGCGCAGCCATGACCACCCCCGTACGGTCAGGACAGCAGCCGCTCCGCCCCGCCCGGTTGCTTCGCTTGGGGGATCTTCAGCTGGCTGCGGTCGGACGGAGTCAGGCCGAACCGGGCCCCGTACCGCTGGACCTGGGCGTCGGCCGCGTCCAGCGCCAGGAGCCACGGGTTCTTCCCCTGACGGTGGCCGCTGATGTCCCCGTTCTTGTTGAACACAGGCATCTCGATCACGGCGCCCTCGTCGGCGATGTGCTCGGCGGCGTCGCGCCGGCGGACCACCGCGTCGCACCAGTTGGCGTACGCCTCGGTGTCCCACGCGGTCAACACGCCCTTGACGATCAGGTCCTCGGCGAGCTGCTCCCAGACCTGGACCGCGTCCTCGCTGAGCCACTCCGGCGGTTCGATTTCCAGCTCGGAGGGCTGCGGCTCGTCCGAGTTGACCCGGTCCTTGCGGTCGCCGTGCAGCACGCGCAGCTGCGTCGGCTTGGGAGCTGGCCCACGCTTCCCCATGATCACCTCCGGTGACACTCGGTTACGGCGGGGGCCGCTGGTACGGCGGATCCCGATACCTGTCAGAACGCGCGTGGGCTCCCCCCCGCGTTCCGCGGGGCCCCGGGCCAGCGATTGGAGGCCCCCTACCCCGGTCACGCTCAGTACTCCGGGCCCCTGCGGTTCCAGCCGCCAGGCTGATGCCTCGCGGTCTCCGAGGAGTGGCACGAGTGGCACAGGCCGCGGCCGCGCCTCGGGTCGTGCTCGTCCAGGCTGCGCGCCACCAGCTCGCGCTTCGACAGCGGCCAGTGGTCCGCGTGCACGGCCGGCGCCTTGAGGCAGAGCACGCACGTGGTGTCGCGCTCCAGCACACCGGCACGGAACCGCTGCTCGTGCTCACGTCCGTAGCCCTGCGCAGCGGCGGAGCGGCGGGGGCGGGGGCGGGCGCACTGGGCGCACTTGGCCGATCCGGGGGTGGGGGTACCGGGGCAGCCCCCGGTGGTACACCTCTTGGGTGCTCTGCTGGGCATGTGATCAGCCCGTAGGGACGGGTAGCCCGTCGGGCGTGCCTCCTGCGAGGAGGTAGTTGCCTGCCTCGCACAGCAGGGTGCCGAGCTCTTGCCTCACCTGGTCCATGTCGATGTGGCCGTGGGTGATGTCCAGTTGCAGCGTGCCGAGGGGGCAGGGGCCCATGCCGGGGTCCCCGGGCAGGGCGGTGGTGAGGGTGAGGGTCACGGGCGTGGTCAGGGTGGCGTTCACGTGTGGCCTCCTGGCGTGGTGAGGCCCGGCGGCGCGGTGTGCGCGGCCGGGCCTGGTTGTGGTGTGGGCCCGCTGCCCGGTCGCTGTGCACGCACCTGGAGGTGTCCCGTTCGGGACCCCCGCAGGGAGGATCTCTTCGGTCCCATCGCCGGGCAGCGGGGGTCTGTCAGCCTTAGCGGCTGGGGCAGTTCATGCGGATGGCGGGCCAGGTGGTGGAGGTGATGCTGCCGTCGGTCCAGGTCTGGGCTGCGTGCGTGTTCTTGACCCAGCGGCCCATGCACACGTAGGTGGTGGCGGGCCGGCCGTGGACGGTGGTGGTGGTGTCGTGGATGACGGCGATCTCGTACATGGTGGCGTGGCCGGTGATGGTCTTGCCGTATGCGCGGATGGCGTCCTGCGCCTGGTCGGCGGTGGTGTCCGGCATGTGGAGCTCGGCCCAGCCGGTGGTGCCCTGCTCGATCTGCCGCTCGCCCTGGTTGACCACGGTGTAGGTGGGGGGCGGGGGTTCGCTGCTGCAGGAGGCGAGGAGGGCTGTGAGTAACGCGGTGGTGGCGGTGCGGGCGTGCATGGTCCCCCCGGGGATGGTGTGGCGTGGGGGCCATCATCGGACGGGGTGGGTGCTGGTGTCTGGCCCTCTGCAGATCACAGTGCGGCGGTCGTGAGCTTCCGCCAGTACGGGCGGGTGGTGAGGTCGGTGATCGACCCGTTGGAGAGTCCGTGGTTGCCGCCGCGGAACTCGGTGTCGGCGATCGCGCCGGTGGTCCATCCGGCGCCGTCCGTGCGGCGCAGCTCCACCGTGGTGGGAGTGACCAGGATCTGGAAACTCATCGGGGTGTTGGCGACGGGGGCGGCGGTGTTGATGATGCCGCTGATCCGGGTTCCGGAGGCGACGCCGGCGGCGTGCCGGTAGAGCTCCATGGCTCCGGAGGCGCGCATGACTACGTGGTAGCCGCCGGAGGCGTTGGCGGTGGTGAAGCGGTAGACATCGTCGGACGCTTTGCCGAAGTAGTACCCGCCGTGGACCGTCGGCCCGGGCAGGATCGGGTACTTCATGTCGAAGCCGATGCTGTAGCTGCCGCTGAGGGGCGAGTAGGTGCCCAGCCCGTAGGACTGGTTGGGGAGGACGGGGAGGCTGACCCAGCCTTCGTCCGCTCCCTCCTCGAACTTGAGGGCGTAGGCGTTCTCGTAGCCGACGGGCGGGAGCCCCCCGGACTCCTTGACTCCCAGGGCCCACCGGTCGGCGGTGCGCATGGGGGTGTTGCGGGAGACGTAGGAGGGGTCGGAGGACATGAGGCCGACGACGCCGAGGGCGGTGAGGCGGTCGCGCTGGGAGCGCCGGTAGACGGGCCAGGCGTAGACGGGCTTCCCGCGGTCGATGATCTCCTCGATCCGGGCGTCGGTGAAGGTCGTTGAGACCCCCCAGGCGTCGGTGCGGAGGTCCTTCGCGGCTAGCGCCTCGTCGGGGGTGTTGGGGTCCAGGTACGTCCACGTGGGGAACGGGTGGTCCCGGTCCTTGGCCCAGGGCAGAGAGAGCGTGCCTACGTGGGCTTTCCAGACGACGCTGCGGTAGGCGTGGGGGTAGTGCCGGTCCAGGAGCTCCTGGACCGGGACGACGGTGTCATTGGTTTTTGCCTCCAGCAGGATCGGGACGTGGCCGAGGAACTCGTCCAGGACCTGGCGGAGCAGGACGAGGGGCTGCTCTTCCCAGCCGCGTCCGAGGAGCGGCCGGGCGTTGGTGCGGACTTGCTGGCTGACCTCCTCGGTGGTGTAGGAGCTCAGCAGTCCGGTGCGGTTGGTGGTGCGGTCCAGGGTGGGGTCGTGCAGGCACCAGACCCCCCTGGTGCCGTCTGCGACACAGGAGACTTCGAGGGCGTAGCCCTGGGCGGCGGCGGCCCGGTAGCCGGTGAGGGTGTGCTCGGGGCGGACTTGCCCGGCGCCGCGGTGGGCGAAGTACTTCGGGGATGCCGGGCTGGCGTCGGCCATGTAGCTGGCCCAGGTGACTAGTGCGTTGGGCAGGTAGAGGGTGGCGGCGGTGGCCTCGGCGGCTGCTACGGCGTCGTCGGTGTAGTCCTCGGCGTCGGCGGTGCCGTCGGGTCCGGGCGGGCCGGCGGGCCCTTCGGGGCCGGGGACCAGGACGTAGTCGCCGGTGTACGGGGTGGTGGGGGCGAGGGTGGCGAGGTCGACGGTGTCGCCGAGGTCGGTGGTGAGGAGCACGGGGTAGAGGCGGCCGGGGGCGCCCTCGGGGTACTCCATCACGGTGTGGGTGTAGCCGGTGGGGTCGTACCCTTCGGCGTCGGCCGCCAGGACGGTGAGGGTGAGCTCGCCGTCGACCCAGGAGGCCTCGGCGTCGCCCTGGGCGATGTGGCCGAGGTCGGGGTTGGTGACGAGTCTGGGGGCGGGGCGTAGCACGATGCGGCCGCGCATGGGTCCGCCGTCGGGGTGGGTGCGGCGGTCGGTGATGGTGATGGTCTGGGCGCCGTCGGGGAGTGCCATGTGGCCTCCCTTCTACGTGCGTTGCTCGGGGATGCCGACGAGGCGTAGGGCGCGGCCGCGGGTGGCGAGCTCGGCGGAGGCGACGTCGGCGAGGCGGTAGAGGGGGTGGCCGTTCTCGGTGAGTCCGGCGCGGGTGAGGTGGCCGCGGGTGGCCCAGTAGCGGACGGAGGCTGGGCGGATGACGGCGGCGCCGGCGCTGAAGTGCTGGCGGGCGCGGGTGGCGTGGGCGGCTGCCTGGGCGGTTGTGAGGAGGGTGGTGTCCATGAGCCTCCCCCGGGATGCAGGAGAGCCCCCGACAGAGTGTCAGGGGCTCGGCGGGCACACGTGTGGTGCTGGCATCAGTGTGGCGCTACTGGGTGGATCTTGTCCAGCGGCGTTCCGTACGGGTATGGCGGCGCCCCCGCCGGTACGGGGCGGCGGGGGCGTCTGGCCGGTAGCGAACCGGCGGCATGGGGGCCTGTCTCTCAGGTGGTTCGCGGTGTGCCGGGGACCGGTTTGGGTGGGGTCTGGGCGTAGCCGCCGCGGCTGGCGGCGTACTTGCGGGAGTGCTGCGGTTCGGCCTGGGCGCGCTCGGGGTCGCGGGCGGGCATCGTCGGGCGCAGTGGCATGCTGCGGGTCCTGTCTCGTGTGTGGGATGGGTCCGGGGTGCCCGGTCAGCTGGCAGGCGGGCGGGCGCTCCGGGGGCTACTGGGTGGTTTGGCGGGGCGGGGTGACGGTGATGTGTGCCCCTTCCGCGTGGCGGACGACGCGCAGGTTGTTGGCGTTGGTGTTGGCGTCCTGACCTGCGGCAACAACGCCAACAGGGGGGTTGAGAGGGGCGGGGGAGAGGGGCGCCGGGATGTCATCGCGGTGGACGCCCGGTCCGTTGCCGGCGCCGGTGACCCGTACGCCCTCTCGCACGCGGACGTCCGCGGCGATGAGGAGGCCGCGGACGTCCTTGGTGGTCCAGCCGGTGCCCGGGTACTCCTCCAGGAGCTGGTCGCGGAGGCGGGTGAGGAGGACCCCGGTGCCTTCTCCGAGCTCGCGGGCGATGTCGGCCATGTCCGCCGGGTCGGGGGCGGGCGCCTCGTCCTCGTCGGTCTCGTCCTCCGGCTCCTGGTTCTCCTGCTCCAGGGCGCGGCGTCGGGCGGCGGCGATCCCGATGATGATGATGAGGGCTGCCGCGAAGGTCCATCGCAGCCAGGTGTGGATGTAGAGGGCGGTGGCCCCGATGGTGAGGGCGATGAGGGTGATGACCCAGCGGGCGAGGGCTTCGCGCCACTCCCCCGGCCACAGCCACGCGGCCAGGCCGTAGGTGGGCTCGTCGTCCTCGGTGTACTCGGTCGGCTCGATGTCGGTGTGGGTCATTACTGGATTCCTCCGGTCCACCAGGAGCCCGCCAGGTTGAGGCCGCTGGCGAGCGGTACGGCCATGACTCCTGCGATGCCTGCGGCCATGCCGAGGAAGATCCCGGCGAGGGTCCCGGCGATGTTCTGCAGGCGGGGTAGGCGGCGGCCCCAGATGTGGCTGCCGATGACGAGGGCGGTCCACAGGGCGAAGATGCAGTAGCCGCCGGCGGTGAGGACGATCGGGTTGGCCCGGGTGACGGCGGGTGAGGTGCCGCCGATGCCCCAGACGAGGTAGGCGTAGCCGAGGCCGTTGCCGCCCCAGAGACCGAGGCGGGTGATGACGCCGAGCGCGGACCAGCCGGAGCAGGCGAGGACGGCGATCATGCCGTAGCAGAGGGACAGGACGAAAGGAAGCAGCGCGAGGTAGGAGCGGCCGCCGCCACCCTCGCCGCCGTCCTTCTTCTTGCCGCCGCCGCTGCCCTTCTTCCACCAGCGCTGAAGGGTGAGGGCGACGATGATCAGGCCGAGGGTGGGGCAGCCGAGGTAGACGTAGGGCTGCGTCAGGATCGGGTGGTCCATGGCGGGATGAGTCCTCAGAGAGTGAAGAGCCAGGCGACGTACGCGGACGCCGCGGCGAGGAGCGCGACGGTGCGTACGGCGGCGAGGAGGAGGCCGGGCCGGCGGGGCTCGGTGCGGCCGCAGGCGAGGAGGCCGAGGGCGGCGAGCAGCGTCACCATCGGGTAGACGATCAGGCCGAGGATCATGCCGAGGCCTTGAGCTCGCGGTTGTAGACGCGCACGACCGTTGTCCTCGGGACACTGTGTCCGTGGATCTTGCGCACGTAGGACAGGACAGCTTCCTTGTCCCGGATACCGGAGGACAGGGCTGTCCTGATGGTGTCCGTGACGGTCTGTCCGGGCGGGGCAATGGGGCTCGGTCCTGGGTCTGACCTGCTGTCCTGGTTGTCCTGCTCGTTGTCCAGGACAGCCAGGACAGCTGTCTCGTCGTAGTCCAGGCCGAGACGATCGAGGTGGAGAAGGACGTCGTCGTGGGACAGGCCGGGGAGCGTGTCCAGGACAGCGCGGACAGCGGACAGGACAGTCGGGGACAGCTGTCCCGGCGTGTCCTGGCCGGTGTCGTGCGGGAGGGCTGCCGGGGTGGTCGGGGCGTAGACGGCGGCCTGAACTTCCAGTCGGGCAAGGTGCCGCTTCCGTGCGCCGAGTGCGAGACGGGCCGCGATGTCGGCCTCCTCGCCCTGCAGCCACGTCGCCGTGCGGGCGGGCAGGGGCCGGGACTGGTGGCTCATGACGGTGGACCACATCTTCTTCGCGACGGCGGAGACGGCTGCCCCGGCGAGGCCGACGTAGAGGGCCTCCTCGACGTAGCCGTGGGTGGCGACGACGGCCATGTCGGCGGCGAGGGCCCAGTTGCCGGCCGTGCGGGGTCCGGCGGCGCGGGCGGCGTCGTATCGGGCGAGCCATTCCAGGGCCATGCAGGTGACCCAAGCGAGGGCGAACGCGCACGCGGCGAGGTAGGCGATGGGGGCGACGACGGCGCGGGCGAGGAGGTCTCCGATGCTCGCGACGGACCAGACGACGGCGACGGTTACCAGGAGCGCGGCGACGGCGGTCACTGCGGTGGTGACGGCCTGGTCCCAGTCCCGGGGCGGCACGGGCACCATGACGTCGTAGTTCTCCTCGACGAGGCGTGTCTTTCCGTCGACCGCGTGCGGGACGAGGCGCTGCCGGGGCTCGGGGCGGTAGTCGACGCCGGGCAGGGGGTGCCCGGGGAGGTGCTGCGGCGGGGCGGACTCGCGGTCCTTGCGGGGCATGAAGGGCTCCGGGGCATGGGGCCGGCCGGGCGCAGCGGGGCGCCCGGCCGGGACGGTTCAGCGGGCGGTGGCGTTGCCGTGGGCGCGGACGGAGCCGAGCTGCGTGCGGGCGTCGGCCTCCCGGTCGGTGCGTCCGGCGTAGTCGGCGCGCGCCTGGCGGTGCAGCAGGGCGACGCGCAGGCGTGCGGCGTACTCGGCGCGGGTGCCGGTGAGGAGCACGTCGTGGATGGCGGCGAGGGTGCCGGTGATGTCCCGGCCGACGGTGACGTCGTTGTAGAGGCCGTGGTGGTCCCAGACGCTGAGCTGGACCTCGCAGTGGAGGGCGCGGGCGCTCATGGCGGCGTGCGGGGTCATCTGGTCCAGGCGGTCTGCGGTCGCGGTGAGGATCGCGGGGAGCCGGTGGGACAGGGTGCGGGGGCTCGCGACGGCGAGCTGGGCGCCGGCCATCAGACGTTCCTCGCGGCGGTGGTCAGGCACACGGCCCACTCGCCTCGGGTACGGGAGGTGGTCCACATGACGGAGTCCAGGGCGGCCATAACGCGGCAGCTGGCGCTCTGTGCGATGGCGGGCGGGTAGCCGGTGAGGATCTGGGCGTCGGCGCGGGCGAGGGCGCGGCCCCATCCGGCGAGGGTGAGCGGATCGGTCGGGCGGATCCTCGTGAGGTGCTCGGCGGCGTGCTGGAGGATCTGGGCGGAGAGGCTGGGGCTGGCGAGGAGCTCGCGTACCGCCTCGGTGATCTGGCTGGGCTGGGGGCTGCGGGCTGCCGGTACACCGCGCCCGCGGTTACGATCGCGCATGGTCGTCTCCTGGTTGCATCAGGGGTTGACCGGCCCCGGCCATACGGCGTCTCTAGCGCCGGCCGGGGCCGCTTTCCGTTGCAGGCTCCACCGTAGGGAACCTGCTTTACAGTGTCAACAAGGTTAGGGCAGGATGGTGCCTATGCCGGACGAGAGAGAGCCGGATCCGGTGGACGAGGGAGAGCTGGTGAACCTGTCGCAGCTGGCGGTGGAGCTCGGCGTCACCCGCCAGTGGCTGCACAAGCTACGAACGGCGGATCCCGCCTTCCCCGCCTCGAAGCGTCAGCCGGGGTCCACCCGGGATCTCTGGGACGTGGCCGAGGTCCGCGCGTACTACCGAGGCAGAGAGCTGCGCCCGGGTGAGCGGACCGACCTCAAGCCGCCGGCCACCGACGCGTGACGCACGCAGCTGCGCCCCCGCCCATGGGAGTTGGGCGGGGGCGCAGTGCTGTCCGGGAGCGTACGGCGGTCAGGCGGCGGTGGTGTCGAGGGTGAGCAGAGCGGTCCGGGCGAGGCTGCTCATCGTCACCGTGCGGTGGGCGGCGTACTCGTCGGGGGTGAGGCGGGTCGGGCACAGGGTGCAGCTGATGTGGAGCTCGTCCTCCCGCTCCACCAGCGACCACCCCTGGCACTTGGGGCAGGGAGCGTCCTTGCTGCGGGTGAGGGGCTTGGTGTGGGTCATGCCCCGGACCCGGTCGAGCAGCTGCTCCACCTGCTCGTAGAGGTCGTCCCACCACGGGCGGCCCGCGGCGTAAGGCAGGTAGGCGTCCAGCCACCGGCATAGGCGGGGGACGTCGGCGCCGCCCCGGAACGCCGGGCCCTCGCAGCGCTCGATGTGGATGGTGCCGTGGGCGTCGATCCGGACGGCGGGGATCTCGGCGGCGAGGTAGCGGGCCCATCCCATGAGCAGAGCGGTCATGGGCACACCGCCGGTCTGGTCGCCGTGCGGGTCGGCCAGGAGGACGGGCTGCCCGGGGCCCAGGAGGTCCAGGACATCGACGCGTACGGGGAGGGGGGCGTGTGCGCGGCCGGTGCCGCCGCGCTGGGCGGGGCCGGTGTCCGGGCGCAGCATGTCCTGCAGGAGCGGGAGGTGGCGGGGGAGCTCCCGGAGCCAGGTGTGGAGGCGGTACTGGCAGGCCTCGCAGCCCGTGCGCGGGGAGTCGTCGGGCAGGCGGCCGAAGCAGGAGAGGCAGATGTCGTTCACGGTGACGCTCCGGGTGGTGCGGTGGGTCAGAGGTAGGGGCCGGCGGGCACATCGGCCACCGGGAGCAGCTAGCGGCGCGCCTTCTTGCTCAGCTTCCGGAGCTTGCGGGCGCAGACCGGGCCGGTGCCGCGCGCCCTGGAGGCGGGGTCGCGCAGGGTCCGGCCACACACGGTGCAGCGGCGGACGTCACTCACCGGAGGCCTCCGTGGCGGGCGGGTTGAGGGCGTCGGCCAGGCGGTCGCGGAGGTCGCCCTCCGGGACCAGGTCGACGGCCTCGGCGAGCAGCTGCTCCAGGAGCGCGACGCGGGCGGGCATCTGCTCGTCGGGGCGCTCGATGCGGGCGCCGTGGTAGCCGCTGGCCAGCAGGAGGTCGAGGGAGCGGGCGCCTGAGCACAGTCCCCAGTCCGGGTCGTCCATCACGATGACGCGCCCGTTGGTGAACTCGACGGCGTCAAGGGCCGTGCCGTTGCGCTGGATCAGGCGGAAGGCGCGGGCGAACGCGAGGGTTTCCTCCGGTGCGTCGGGCGCGGCCGCGGGCTGCTCGGCGGGGTCGGGGCCGTTGCACCCCAGTGCCACGCGGCGGGCGCCGGTGTGACGCGGGTCCGTGCAGGCCTGGATGGGGGCGTTGATGTCAGCGTTCATGGTGTCGGGCTCTCCTTCGTGGTGGGCGTGTTGGTGGTGTCGAGCCACCACCAGCGGGTGTCGTGCTGGTCGGCGTGGCTGCCCGGGTGGCCCGGGCGCAGCACGCACTCGGTGCGCTCGGTGTGTTCGCTGAACGCGGGCTTCTGCTCCCCGCAGTGCTGGCCGGCCAGGAGCTCGGCCTGGAGGGCGGCGACCCGGGCGGCGTGGTGCGCCTGCTGCAGGAGCTGCGCGGTCTTCTGCATGTGGCCGCACGCCACGACGCAGCCGTTGCTCAGCAGCCAGAGCACCGTGCCGCCGAGCCAGGAGCCGTTCACCCAGCAGGCGATGGAAGCGGCGCCGGAGGCCAGCGCCAGGCCGAGGGCGAGCGCGTAGCGGATACGGGCGGAGATCACGACTTCCTCATTTCGGTGGCGGGCTGAGAGGGCGTGGCGCGGTCGCGGAGTTCGGTCGTGGTGCCGCATGTCCAGTCGGAGAGGGCGGCGGCGAGGGCCTGGCGGTGGGCGGCAGCGTTCGGGTTCGGGTGGGGGCACGGTCCCGGGCGGCGGTCCCCGTACGTCCCGGTGGGCCACTCCTCGTCCAGGACCGCGGACACGTCCCGCGCGGCGACCAGCGCCCGGTTCACCGCTGCCACGGCGCCGGCCGCACCTGCGTACGGGCCCGCTGCCCGCCGCCGCCGCTGCGCCTCGGCGGCGGGGAGCTGCAGTTGGTGAAGTGCGGGATGGCCCGCCACTCGTGGTGCTCCAGCACCGGCCGCTCCTTGGACAGGCCACGCGAGCGCAGGCGCCCCGTCCCGTCGTAGTACGCCGCGGTGTTCCCGAACTCCGTGTCGTCCGGGTCGGCGTTGACGGGGAGCGGCTTCCCGGCGGCGGTGACGGTCCAGCGGATCCGGTCGCCGCAGCGCTCGCAGTTGGTGACGTCGTGGTCAGAGAGCTTGGGCACGTGAGGTCCCTCCGTCGTGCTCTGGGTCGGTGAGGTGGGGCAGGACGAGGGCCCTGCCGTAGAGGTCGATGGCGGCCGCGGCGCCGAGCTCGGCGAGCGCCTGGCGGACGATGGCCGGGGTGGCGGCCGCGCGCAGCTGCTCGCGCTCGGCCGGGCCCGGGGGTTCGGGGCCGGGGTCCGGCGGCGGGGGCATCGGGAGCCACGTCGTCGGCGGCCGCGCCGGGGCCGGCGGACTGGGCTCGGGCTCCGGGGCGGGTGGCTGCTCGGGGGCCAGGCGCTCGGCCTCGGTGGCGGCGATGTCGGCGCAGAGGTGGCAGCGCTCACCGGTGTGCCAGGTGGTGCCGGACTCGCAGCCGTCCAGTCGGCAGCCGCGCCGGACGAGGCCGGAGCCGAGGATCCACCGGCCGACGTCGCCGCGCCGGGGGTCCTCGGTGGATGCCCAGCGGGCGGTGAGGCGGGCGGTGAGGCGCTCCATCCCGGCCCCGGCGGCGAGCTGGCGACCGATCTCCGCGTCGATCCGCCGGAGCAAGAACGGGCGGACGGCGGCGAGTTCATGGCGCAGGGGCTCGAGGACCTCCCAGGCACGGCGGGTCAGGTCCCCGCGCTCCTCGGCGATCTGTGGCCCGCTCGTGTTGCTGCGCTTTTCGCCGTGACCCGGGCCCCTACTACCTGTAGGTCGCCTACGGCGGATCCCACCACCAACCCCCGTCTTCGTCACCGGTCGGTCAGTCCTGGGGTCTTCCCTAGACGTGAGGGATCCGGCGTGATCGTCCGCACCGGATCCGTCCTGAATGTCAGGTGCGGCGGCCGGGGCCAGGGGGGCGGGGTGGAGCGGGTGGCGGTGGGCTTCGTAGGCGTGGCGGCCCTGCAGTCCCTGGCGGGCGTGCACGGTGATCCACCCGGTGGCGGCGAGCTCATCGAGGAGGCGGGCGGCCTGGCGGGCGCCGAGGTGCTGGCCGGCCTTCTTGCCGGTGTGGTGGTAGAGCATGCCGCCGAGGTCCCCGACCGCGAGCGGGGTGTTGCGGGCTTCGGCGTAGGCGATGAGGGCGTAGAGGCGCAGCAGGCGCGGTGACAGGGCGTCGGCGGCGCGTACGGGGATCCAGACGAAGTGCTCGTCGGCGTCGGCCGTACGGACGGTGCGGTGGGCGGACTGGCCGCGGCCGCCGCGCAGGGTGCGCCGGGTCGTGACGACCTCGGTCAGGCCGTCGGCCTCGTCGGGGCGGGCCAGGTCCTTGAGGCCGCGCTCCGTGACGGACTTGGACAGGCCGAGGTACTCGGCGAGGACGGACACCTTGGCGGTGCAGCCCTCGGGGCGCATGGCGAGCGCTGCGACCTTGATGTAGACGCTCAGGGCCGCATCGCGGTACTGAGCGCCTACAACGATGCGCAGGGGGACGCGTACACGGAGACCGCCGCCGGTGCGCGGCCGTGCCCCGGCGGCCGCGCGGGGCGGCTGGGGGCACGGCGTAGCAGCAGCGGGGGCTGCTGCGTACGCGACGGCGGCGGTCAACGGTGCTCCAGGGAGGGGGAGTTACTGGGTGGGCTGGGTGGTCTGGGCTGCGGTGTAGGCGGCGACGAGCTCCCGCTCACGGGCGCGGCGGGGCTCGGCCAGGACGTGGGTGAGGGCGCGGTGGACGAGAAGGCCGTAGGCGTACGCGGCGTCGGCCAGGCCGTCCGCGATGTCGTACGCGGCGTTCATCCGCGCGATCTTGTCGTCGCCGGGGTTGGTGGTGTCGGCGAGGCCTTCGGCGAGGTCGCGGGCGTCGATGCACCGGGCGAGGGTGCTGTGCGCGGCCTCCAGGGCAGGGGTCCCGTCGTAGCCGTCGAGGCGGGGAACGGTCGTGGCGTGGGGCTCCGCCCCGTCGAAGTCGTCCGCGTGGAACCTGACCGCCGCCGGGGTGTGACCGCGCTGGATGGACCTGATGGCCCAGGCCGCGCCGGAGGCGTAGAGCAGGGCGGCGAGCGCGTAGTGCCGGGCGGTCTCCGCCTGGACCGAGGCGTAGAGGTGGGAGAGGTGGGACAAGGCCTGGTCGTGGGGCAGCTGGACGAGGCTGGAGGCGTAGCTGTTGTTCCGGCCTTCCAGGACGTAGCGGCCCTGGTGGACCACGCGACGGTCGTAGTCGACGGAGTCCGTCGCGAGCTCGGCAGCGCGGTGGGCGCCCTGGAACTCGTGGGCCGTCGCGCCCAGGGCGCTCACGGAGTCGGACAGCGACTCCGTCCAGAAGGGGATCCGCTCAGGCATCGGTGGTGGTCCTCTCGGTGCGGGCAGCGCCGAGCTGGTCCATGGCGTGCCGGGGGATGTGGGGCTGGACGTAGGTGTGGAGGGAGCGGCCGTCGTGGGTGAAGGGGCGGGTGACGCTGACCCAGCCGCGGGACTCGAGGACCCGCAGTGCGACGGCGACCTGGGCGACGGCGAGGCCCGTGTCAGCGGCGAGCTGGTCCAGGCCGGGCTGCCGCTTGTCCTGGATCCGGCCCTGCTGGGCGTTGCCGTACGCGGCGACGGTCAGCGCGACGAGGCGGGAGTGCGGTGTCATGCCGGACTGGCGGATCCCCTGGGTGAAAGCCCAGCGGAAGCGCTGCTTCGGGCCGAGCTCGGCTGGGGCGAGGAGGTCGGCCTGGCGGCGGGCGGCGCGGGTGCGGCTGGCGAGGTCGGCCGGCGACGGGCGGGGGGCGGGTGCGGTGGTCACGATGGCTGCTCCTGATCTCCAGGCGGATCGGTGGCGGGCGTGGTGGTGGGGTTGTAGGAGCCGGGCAGCGGGCCCGGGGGCTCGGGCAGCCCCCGCAGGCCGTTCGGGCTGTGCCGGTCGCAGCGCCACCCGATGGGGTACAGGCGGGGGTAGGTCGTCCCGTGCGGGACCCCGAGGTCCCCGCACGGGTGGGTCCCGCCGCTCACGGCGTACGGGGGGTGAGCTGACCGCAGTCCTCGCAGACCAGGCCGTCCTCGGTGGCCCGGTGCGGGGTCCGGTTGTGCGCGCCGCAGCGGATGTTGTGGCAGGCGGCCATGTGCACCGGCGCCGGCGCCCGCTCGGGAGTGGGTGGCGGGGGCACGGGCCTGCGCTTGGAGGCGTTGGCGAGGCAGTGCACGGCGGCCGAGAGGAGGACCGCCAGGAGGAGGAAGAGGAGCGGCTCAGGCATCGGTCTGCCCCTGTCTCTCGGCGGCCTTCCCGGCGGTGGCGGCGTGGCGGGCGGCGGTCGCGGTGAGGCGGAGCTCGGCCAGGGCGATGCCGATGGTGGCGCACTGGCCCGAGCACCACACCCGGTCCGGGTCGCGCGACCCGTACACACCGGCCCGGGTCCAGCCGGCCAGGCCCGGGTCGGACTCGTCCAGGTGGTCCGCTTTCGTGCCGCACCTGGGGGTGGTGCACTTCGTGGTGGCCTCGGCGGGGATGGTCACCCGGGGCATGCCGTAGGTGGCGTCCGCGCGGCTGTCGGCCGACTTCTTGGCCTTGCGCTTGGGGGCGTCGTTGAATCCCCGCTCCATGGTGGCCATCAGCTGCCACGCACCTTGCCGAGAGCCGCGGCCAGCTCCTCCAGGCCGCCGACGGGAGTGGTCTTCTCCGTGTGGCAGCCGACGCAGTACGAGACCACCTCGAAGAGGGCGCGGGATCCGTCGCGGGGCATGGTGGCGATCAGGGAGGTGCGCGGGAGGAGTTCCACGACCGCCTGGTAGTGGTCCTCGGGCATGGACAGGGACGGCTTCCACTGGCCCAGGGCGGCGGCCCCGTCGGGGCCGAAGGTGGCCACGGCTTCCGCCCGGGCGTGGAACACCGTCTGCTCGTCGTCCTGGCGGTCCTGCGCCTGGAGCTCCTGGTGGCGGGTGGTCGCCGCGATCGTGGCCAGGCGGAGCAGGGCCGCGGTGTCGGTCGTGTGCTGGAGCCTGCTCTCGGGCAGTGCAAGCGTCATCGTGCGCCCCTTCCAGGGGACTTGCGGTGGCTGTTGGTGATGCGGTGGTCCGCGATCAGGCCGACGGTGATGAGAGCGCCGATGGCGAGGCCGAGGACGATGAGGGCGTAGAGGACCGTGAGGCCGGTCACGGCCGGGAGGCGGCCGGGGCAGTGGTGGACTCGCCGACGGCGTCGGTGTCCTTCCGCTGTGCGGTGATGGCGACGGCGTGGGCGCCGTGCTGCTGGCCGGGCAGGGGGAGCCGGCCGGACAGGGCGGGGATACGGAGGAGGCCGTGGGCCATGGCGACCGCGACCGCGGCCGGTCCGGTCCGGACGCCGAGGGTCCGGTAGACGGACAGGCGGCGGGTGCGGATGGTCTGGGCGGAGCGGTTGCAGCGTCTGCCTGTGCTCTCCGCGCTCTCGCCGAGGGCGAGACCGACAAGGACGCCGATCTGCTCGTCGGACAGAGACAGGGACGGCGTCGGGGCGGCGGGCGCGAAGGTGGAGAGCGCGGCCGTCGTCGCGGCTGCGGCGAGGCTGTTGACCTGGGCGACGGTGAGCGGCAGGTCCTGGTCCTCGGCCTCGGCCAGGAACAGGGCGCGGATCCTGGACTGCAGCGGGTGCATCACTCCGTCACCGCCGGGGCGTCGATGAGGGTGTAGGCCTCGAAGCGGACGTCGGTCTCGGTGGTGCCGGTCGTCTCGATGTGGACGCTGCTCTCGCCGTGCGGGCGCTCCGTCACCTCGGTGTCGAAGTGGGCGGCGAACGCGTGGACGGCGGCGGGGTCCTTGTGGAAGTTGATGGCGAGGTAGGGCCTGGCGTTCCACGGTGCGAGGCGGACGTCGAGGTTGGTGGGCAGGACTGGGGTGGTGCTGAGGATGTGCTCGGCGGCGGAGAGGGCCGCCAGGTAGCCGTCCCTGCGGGCGAGTTCCTGGATGATCTCGGCGCGGGAGGCCTCGGCGAGGATCGTCGGGCCGCCCTTGCTCTCGAACCGCCAGATGTCGGGCATTCCCGCGAGGGTGATCGCGGCCCGGACGTCGGGGTACGTCGTCGGCGGCTCGGTGGTGAGCTCGGCCCAGGGCGTCTCGCCCTCGGGCTGGGTCGCGGCCGCGAGGGCGGCGGCGATCCTTTCCTGCGTAAGGTGGGTGGACACGGTGACCTCGATTCGTGAGTGGGTTGAGGTGAGCCGGAGGGGCCGTCCAGGGACCAGGCCCGGTCCCGGCGGCCCCGACGTGCGTCGAGATCCGGCCATTCGCTGAACTCGCTTGCTAGCGGCCGTAGTTGGCCGGGTTGACTTCGTTCTCAGCGGCGATGGTTCGGAGGTGCTGGGCGCTGAACCGCGGGAAGCGGCCGACGAACGTGCAGGGGAGGCGGCGGGCTTTGACCCGTTCTGTCACCCAGTTCTCGGTCACTCCCAGCAGTCCGGCCGCCTCGGCCGGGGTGTAGAGGCGCAGTTCCGGGTCCGGCGGGGCGACGATCAGAGCGACCGCCTCCTGCAGGGCCGAGCGGAGCACTTCCACGAACTCGGCGGAGCCCTCAGCCTCATCGGCGGCGGGCGCCTCGGTAAGGGACGTCACGGCTTCTCCCTGGTGATGGCTTCGACAGGCACTTGCAGAGCCGTGGCGATCCGCTCGAGGGTCTCGGGGCTCGCGCCCTTCTCCTCGGTCTGGATGCGCGTGATCGTGCTCGGATGCCTTCCGGCGAGGCGCGCGAGTTGCCTTACGGAGTACCCGCGCACCTCACGGAAGGCCCCGATTGCGGCTCCGTTGGGTGTCACAAGCAGGACACTATGCCTCGCCGTGAGGTATCGCAAGGCGTTCGCGTGGATTCGCGGGGTGTCGAGGCGTCACGGAGAGGCATGTCGATGAGTTACTCAGGGGGCGCGAGGAGTGAGAAGTGGTGCGCCGGGGCAACACTCGCGAGGTGTGCGCGCCGATCGTTACTGGTCAAAAGGTCGTAAGGGGCCCCCACTGTTGCCTCGCCGTGCGGCATGATGTGCTCCATGAGTGAGGACTGGACACGTCTCAGCGCAGCCATTCGGACTGCGCGTAAGGCGCGCGGCTGGACTCAGCACCAGCTGGCCGAGAAGGCCGGCATCGGGTTCAGCACGGTGCAGCGGCTGGAGGGCGGGGCGCCCTTTACGCGGCGCCCTCCCTCGCTCGACCGGATCGAGCGGGCCCTCGGGTGGCAGCTCGGCAGCGCCGATGCCGTACTGGCGGGCGGCGACCCGGAGCCCACAGGTTCCGTCGATGCCGCGGTACCCCGCGAGGCCGGTGACGTCGGTGCTCCCCCGGCGAAGCGGCTCCCCCGCAGGATCGAGCACGAGCTGGCCAGCGGCGAGGTTCTGGACACCGAGGTCCTCCAGCTCGGCAATAGCCGGGTCCGCATGATCATCGTGGCCACGTTCGAGCCTGGGGACGGAGACGATCAGGAGGCGGTGGCGGAAGACCTGGAAGCCTGGACTCGCGTCCAGCATCAGCTGAGAAATATGACCCCCAGCGAAGGCAACCCTTAGCTGTTAAGTGTTGAAAGTGGGATGACTTCTTCCCCTTCTCTAACGCTGAGCGCACATGTGTGCTTGCATTCCGTTTACCTGCAAGGGGGGTCACCAAGCAGGTGAAGGGGGCCACGTGCCAGCGAAATCAGTGCGTGTGGAGAAGGTTCAAGGCATCCCCCACGGTGCGAAGCTGCTAGTCGAAGATCGAGAGGACAGCCCGTTTGTCGTCCTCTGGATTGACGATTCGAAGGTCAGCCCCACACTGACCGACGCTATCGTCTGCCGTGCCCGCGACTGCTCATGGGCAGACTTCGCGGCCTGGCTGAAGACGTGCAGCTGGTCACCGTGACCGTCGTCCGTCGCGCGGCCCCTCTCCCGGGGCCGCGGCGGCGGGCCGAGGCGCGGAGGGGCGCATGGCCTACGGGCAGAAGGTCTTCAAGGTAAGAAACGGCAAGAAGACCACGAAATTCACCTGGCGCTGCCGATACAAACTCCCCAATGGGGACTGGGGATCTGAGCCTGGATTCCCGACCAAAGCGGCAGCGGAATCCTGGGGCGAAAAGCAGGAAGCGGCTATCGAGGCCGGCACCTGGATTGACCCCAACCTGCGGAAGACGAAGTTCGGCACATTCGCCCGCACCTTCATGAGCGCGCGGAAGAAGCGCGGCCGCACCGTCGGCACCCGGTGGGACAACCTGGAGCTCCATATCCTGCCGAGGTGGGAGCACACCGCGATGGGCAGCATCACGTGGTTCGACGTCGATACCTGGCAGCAGAGCCTTCCAGTCGAGGACGTGAGGCGGGGCCACTGCGTATCGCTAATGTCCACGATCATGACGGCGGCCGCCGACGCGCAGATGATCCCGGTGAACCCGCTGTTCGCCCGGCGTCGTACGCGAGACACCTCGGACGATGAGTCCACACCGAAGGAGCCGAAGCTCAGCCGAGCCCCCCGCCCGGAGGACGCGATCCTGCTCGCCGAGCGGCTCGGGCCGGTGCGCGGCCTCCATGTGCTCACGACTGCGTTCTGTGGTCCCCGCTGGGGCGAAGGGCTGGGGCTCACGCGCGAGCGGACGCTGCTGCTGCGCCGCGAGCCGTGGGGCACTGGCGAGTTCGTGTGCCCGATCCTGCGTATAACCCGCGAGATCGCGGAGTACCAGAAGCGCGGCCCGGACGGCGAGCGCCTCGGTTACGTCCTCCAGGAGGAGCCGACGAAGAACGACGGATCGACGCGCGATGTCGACGTGCCGCCGTTCCTTGCGCTGCTGCTCAGCTACCACCTGGACGACTGGCCGTACGAGCGCCCGTTCAGCACGTCCACCGGAAAGCCGTGGCGCCGGGGCAACTGGTCGCGCGACTTCCGGCCGGCGTGCGACGGCCGCGACGAGCGGGCGAAGCGACAGGGCGTCTCTCACCGGGAGGCGTGGGAGCCGATCCTGCCCGGCCTGGACATGCGGGCGCTGCGGGCACTGCACGACACGCTTCAGTCGCAGATCGGCGTGAAGGAGCCGCTCGCGTACGAGGCGGCCGGGCACCGGCGGCCTGGGATCAAGCGGCACTATCAGAAGCCGACCCCGGACATGCGTCAGGAGCGGCTGGACGGCCTCGAGGATGCGTTCCGCACAGCCATGGCGAGTCTCGGGATGAAGACTCTGTGGGGCCGCGTCGACCTGGTGAAACCGCCCAAGGAAGATGATCACCAAAATATCGCCCAAACGATCTCCATGGACGAGTACCGGGGAGCGCGCCGAGTCCCCAGCCCCAGGTCAGGTCGCCACTACCGTAGCCAGGCCAGCGGTTAG